CGGGGAGACCGGGCTCGGGGTCGAAGCTTGGATCTGCTGGCTCATAGCTACCCGAGTAAGTTAGTTCTTCCGCGAGGTGGTCGAATGTCCTGTAAAGGAGCGGAGTTATGTTCAGTCTAGGATCAGCAGCAAGTGGCTGATTCGGCGCAAGGGGATGCGGCGACTGCAACATCTGGCTTAATAATACCAGAAATTGTTGCATTGCTGATTGAGTTTGTTGCACCATGCGGAAGGGGAAACCCTTCAACATCTCAGCTCGCTCAGAATCAGTTTTCTCAGGGAAAAGAAACTTAAGAGCTTCGATGCTGTCCACACCAAGCTCTTGTAAATTACGAACAACGATCGACTTTTGGTTAATGTCGTATGCCGTATCCTCGTAAACATCGCCTTGATACCTGTAAGTAACAGTGCGATCACCATCTTCGGGTAAACCGACGACGCCAGGAGGCACTTTATTTTCTTGGAGAGCAAGCTGAATCGTCTGGGTGACTTTAACCTCGTACCGAGCTAAAGATTTCTGATACTTCTCTAGAGTTTCTTCCGTTTGTTCTTTAGGTAAGCTCGGTTCTTTAAGCCCAGCAGCGGCAATAAACGACTCGCGGAAAATCATCTCCTGGTGATAGATCATCATCTCTAAGAGACGATTGAAACCGTAAGTCAAGAAGCTTTTGTTCTTACGGAGAGCCGTGGCTTGAGCACGACCCATCAAACCCTTGATTTCTGTAGCGGTCGCGCCAGCTGAAATTGAAATTTCATCAACGCCGCCCAAGGCAGTACGTATTTCCTCTCGCAGAAGGAGAGCGTACCGGTTCATATCTCCGTTCACTGGGTCCGGAGTCATGTAACCCACGCGGTCAGAGGGTTCCACGTTCGCAATAATGCGAGGCACGCGAAGACCGCCGCCCATGCCGGCACCAAAAGGCTCGCTTACGCGTGTCGAAGGACTATCGACCCCAGAAAAACCGCTCTGACTGCTGATAGTCGGCCTAAAAGTACTGGAGGCGTCACTCGCTTCGACCAGATCACTCCGAGGACGTGAGCTAATCAGCGTGGGATTCCCAAAAAATTCAATATTCTTTGCGATGTTCCGAGTCATCTCGTCATGGAGCACAATCTGCTCCATAAACGGGTCAAACTCGCCTTCACCCTCAGTTCCGCTGGCGTTTGGTTTATTTAAAACTTCAACAGCAGGGATAAAACCAAGAGTATTTGGTCGTTTTTTGGCTGGAGTCAGAATAGCTCCAGGCTCTAAATCAAAACTTAACTCAGTATCAGTCTCAACTTCGCTAATTTCGTCAGCTGTGATGGTCAAGCGTACATAACGCTTGTTTTGTCCGTAGCTATTGCTAGGTAAACCAAGATTCGCGTTTTTAACTTTATAGCTGTAGACAATAACGACTTCTTCAACCTCTCCGTTTACATCGTGGTAAACGCGATACTGATTTTTGTTGAAGAAGTAGATCTGATACTTAAGCTTTGGGTCTGGTCTGAAGTAAAACAGTCCACAGCCGTCGATTAAAAAGTTCCTAATAATCGCTGGAAAACGTATATCAAGCTTATTTAAAGCAATAACGTCGTCTAGAAAACGTGTACGGCTTTTAAATGTATCTTGATCACAATAAAAAGTCAGACCCTTCTTAATCATGAGAAGGGTCATCTGCTGTAGATGGCTCAAAACAACCATGGTCGACGCCTGGTTGCTTCGATCCTGAGTGCGGGACGCCTCTAAGATCTCATTGAACCTCTTCCTTGTTTCGGTCGAACTGGCCATCTACACACTCAAACAGGTAATTGAGACCCTAAAGGATCACTTGCGGAAGATAGATTCCTTAGCCTTTTGTGCTTTGGCCTTAGCACGCTTGCGAGTTTCTTCAGACCCACTCACTTCTTTACCGCTAGGAGCCTTTTTGGCCTCACGGTCTGCGGCAAACTTCTTAAGAAGCTCTTCAGGCATTTTGTCAGCCATCTGGCAAAAGATACGCTTTGACTCTCTCCAGTTTAACCGCTTCCTTAGGCAAATCTTCTACTGGGTACGAGGTTAACAAGTGGTCTTCGCGACCAAGCATATCCGTATGACCTTCTTCAGGCTTGAACTCATCGCAAAGTTTCTGAACCTCAGGTCGATCCCAAATGTAGTACTCAGCTATGGAACGAAGTTTAGTCCTTCGTTTATCAGCATCACCCATCCAACTAAAGTGCCATCCAGCATCCCTAGTGCCAAAGTAACGATTATGCTGAGTAGCACGCATGGAGGAAAGAGTGCCGAACTCTTTCAGTCGGGCCACGGTGCTAACAACGCCACAACGCCAGTCAAATAACTCGCCGCTAGGCGATACCAGCTGTCGATCAGCCCGTCCGTAGTGCATGGACATACTCAAGCGAACAATCTTATCTTCTTCTTCCTTGACAACTTCTAACAGTTCGTCGAACTTAGAAGGATTAGCGATCTCATCACAATCAGAACAAATAAACACCGTGTCATCAGGCATCATGTGAAGCCCGACGCCAAGCGCATCACGCTGACCTCGCTCTCGAATCCAGGGATCGGGAGCTTCTTCTACAGAAGGTAGCTCTACATGCAGAACCTGGATCTTTTCCTCAGGCAGCCCAAGTTCACGGATAGTCTCTAAGCATGTAAACGGCTTCTCCTCCCCACGGTGGGTCCGATTGGCGTCCGTGATTAAAAACCCATCGACATCATTTTCTAAAGTTCGAACGCGAAGCTCAAGAATCTCCCGTTCGTTAAAATACGAAAAACAGTCTATGAGCACTGTAAGCAGAGCTGAGTCGTACTATATTAACTCAATCTCCGAGTTGAAGGTACTTCGTAGCTTTTTGTTTTGCTCGCTTTAGTGAGTTTCCGTTGGACTGATCCAAAATTGTGCCATCATCAGTCTCCATCCCTGTGTATTGCTCACTTGGAGGAGCGGGTGCTTGAGGGTTGGGTGAGTAAGTGTAGTCCCGCTCCTCATCAGCAAGCCCTTCTGCAAAAGCATCGCTAGAGGGTTGGTTAGCCTGCCGCTGTTCATCAGCAGCACGCATATTCATTTGGTATGCTTTAGCAAAACCAAAAGCAGCGCGAGTGTACGGATCCATTAGTAAAGCACAAACACACCGTTAACACTACCGCTAATTAAAGCAGTGCAAGCAATAGGTATAAGGTCATTGCCATCTAAGTTAACAGCCGTGGCCTCCTGACCTGGGGCATCAGACAACTCAACGGTCAAATAATCCTTACTATTTGTAGATTTAGCTTCAATAAAGATGGCCCGACAAGTGGCAAAATTTTTACGACCTTGAGCAGGAGCCCAGCCGAAGCCACTCGCATAAGGCAGCATAGAAGTCTGCCCATACACAGAGCCAAAGGCGCGAATATCCATATAGAGAGACTGTTTCGTCTATCTTAACGCCCTTCGCCAGTCTTCTCCAAATACGAAATAAGTCGGTTTAAGTACCACCTAGCTTTTTTAAGATCTTCCAATCCATTCTTATGTTTCTCTCTAGAGACGTACTTTAATACGTTCATTTTGCAAGCTCCGCAGAACTCTTCTGCCGTTAAACACGACTCCATATAATCAATGGTTTCCACAGCTCCCTGCGTATAGTGCTTCGGGTGCTCAACGGCGTCATGTAGCTCCTGCTGAGCAGGCAGACCTAACTCAGAGAAAGACAGTTGAATGTACTCAGGCTCAGGCATACCCAAACATCTCCGAAATATCGAGAGTGTGTCCCAGTTTATCTTCTAATTCCGAACTGTACTTAGTGTCACAATGCTCGATAAGCCCAAAAGGAGCTATCTGAACTTTATCGCCCACCTTAACGATTGGAACGACTCGACGGTGCTCTTGCCCTAACCGCAAGTTTTCAAACGCGAGCCCCATAGAACTCCTGTCAGCCAGCGGCCAGCAACGAAACTGGATTAGCTCAAAACTTCGTACAGGATCGAAACTTTGAGAATGTACATACCTCTCAGCCATCTCTTGATCCAGGATCATCATCCCCATGTAGGGGTTGCCTAAGGACGCGAACCCAATAAACCAATCGTCCAGTGGAGTCAAATAAGTCTCAACTTGATAAGGTCTGTCGCCCCACACGTCGCTCGTGGCCCTGTTGAGCTGCCATACTTTGTGATTATCAAAAGGCACGAGCTTGGACTTATAAGTCTCGTACCGACAGAAACCAGGCTCAAGATTTAACTTCTTTAACCTGTCTTTATATAGGAACCAGTAAATAAAGTTTTCGCTAGTAAAACACATATCGTTCTCTGTATAAATATAAAAGTCGTAATAATTGTTTAAAACGGCTTCTCGCAGTAAACCTTTATGAGCCCAGGTGAGGGAAAACCCCTGCCAGGCTTCAGAAGCTACGATAATACTTAAAGAGTTAAACGAGACATTAGAATTTACTAACTCACGTAAAGTACTTTCATCTTCTCTGTGCTCATAGTCTATATAAATAAACACATCAATTTGACCAGGAATTTCTTCGTAGCCACGCAGCGTTTTAAGTAACGCGTCAAATCGCGCAAGGGGGTTATGCGCCGTTATCAGAACAAGAAATTTATGGTCTTCCATCAGTACTCCATCTCGAAGTTGCCTCGACGCTGCAGAAAGCAAACCAAGTGCGTGTAAGCATCTAGTAGATCGTCGTGAGAAGTTGCACCAATATTAATCAGCTGGTCGAACAACACATCAAACTTACGATATCTGTTAAACGTCACCTTCTTGTTTTCTAGAAGACCTAGAGTTCCTCTAAATCTAGCTATCTTATCTCCTCTAAATCCTTTAACTTCGTGAATATGTAGATTACCTAGTCCCCACTCGTTCAGCATGACTCGTCTAAGGTCTGCGGCAAGAGAAGCTTGATAAGCGACAGACTCAACGACTAGAGAGCAAGTCGAGTATGTCGGATAATATTTACCATCATTATCTTCTTGAAGTATCCCCCACTCCACAAGCATTTTGCACAGTAAATCTATTTTCTCAAGGTTACCTATAGAGCGCACCTGATGTGCGTCAATAATATAGTACTTGTCTTTTAACCGACCTCCCAGGACAAATGCTGTGTAGTCAGAGGTTTCGTTCTTGCTTGCCGACAAATCAATTCCAACAGCGAGACTATCGAACTCCGTGACGACATCGCCTTTAATAAGTAAATCTGGCGATAACACCAAGTCAGAAGTCATCACAGGCTGTTGCTGGTACTGGAAAGCAAAAGCTACGGGATCGAGTTCCTTCTGACCTAATAAATAATCAACACTCCACTGCTCAGGCCAGTAACTAACAGCCTCACCGTCATCGTCATAAGTCAAGGCTTCTTGCTGAACTTGCTTCCAGCCTTTATCAGGCACAAACATCGTTTTATGAATATCTAACGGATGGAATCGAGTCCCCAGACAAATAGCTCGACCGCCTTCAAAAATAATCGGTGCAATCACGGAGCTCCAGTTATTATTCATCTCTTCCCTAATAGTAGGGTTTTTAATGTCAGTACTAGATTTAATAGGGTCGTCTACAATAACAAGGTGAGCACGTTTAGACGTAATAGAACCTCTAAGCCCCGCAGCACGCAAGGTAAATTCTTCATCGCCCACACGGCTGATGCCTGCGTAATCAAAATCGATACTCCAGCCAATATCAGACTGCATACCGGACCGAAGCTGGACCTTTGGAAAAATCTTTTTATACGTAGATGAGTCGATAATCTGCTTGATGATCCGACTCTTAGGTATAGCCGTGGCGATGTTGTAAGAACAATAGATAATCTGCAACGGCAATCCTGCAGTAGTATGACGACCTATGATCCATGCAGTAAACATATTAAGCACTGTAGACTTGGCAGAACCCCGAGGCGCCAAAATATCTAGGTTAGGTCCTGCTATATCTAATAGATATCTATTACTCTCACCTGTTATAAGGTGTTTATGCCACTCCAGCATATGGGCTGCTGGAGCCTTATCCATGATTGTACAGAACGTATGGAAATCATCTGAGGCACGCAGAAAGATATTATCGATGGATCCCGTCTCGGAATCCACGGCTTTTGCTGCACGGAGTTTAAGTGCGCGACGGTAAGCAAATGTCTCTCTGCTAGGCATATCGATTAAGAAAGTGTCTGTATACTGATAGGCAAGATTCTACTGCCAAATGGCGAAAATTCTTTGGTACGGCGACACCCTCTCAAACACGGGGTTTGCCCGAGTAACACACAGTATCCTACAGCACTTAGCAGAGTCTCATGAGATTGTAGCGTTTGGAATTAACTA